GGGGTCCTGGTCGTCCGGGGGAAGGAAGTGAATATCTACACACAATATGTGGGTTTTCCGGAGGAACCGGGCCGGTTACCGGAAAAAGAGATCATGCGGATCGCCGGGATGAAGAAAAAACCCTACGCCTGGTGGAAGTCTCAGGACAAAAAACGTGCCAAACATTTCCCGTTTAAGCCGGAAAATGCAGAAAAAACAGGATAAATGACCTTTTTATGACGTTATGTGGAAGTTATGTGGAAAAATGATGAAAAAAAATCTTTCCGACCGTGAAAAACAGATCCTCCGTCTTAGATTTGCGATAGACCGGCCGAAAAAGAGCCAGACGACTGCCAAAGAGACCCTGGAGACGGTCGGGCTGGAGGTCGGGGTCTCTCATAACCGTGTCAAGATTATTGAATCTGAGGCCCTGGAGAAGCTCGGGATCCCGATGTCGGATGTATATTACAACCGGAACCAGGTCCGGAAGATCATCGAGGCCCTTTGAAGGAAAAGGATCTTCCATCAGTCCCCCGGGACGTCTCCAGGACCCGATACCGGACGAAAGTGAAACCGCATTTCCGTCCCAAGAGACAGAAACCCCTAAGAGAACACGAAATCCATGAATAATGACGTCTGGCGGGACTTCGTCCGCCGATATAGGCCTGACCCGGTCCTGTTTGCCGAGGAGATGCTGAAGATCGAACTACAAAATCACCAGAAACAAGTTTTGGAGTGGATCCGGGACGGGGAGAGGCGGATCAGCCTCCGGTCTGGGCACGGGGTCGGAAAATCGTGCCTCCTGGCGATCATCATGGTCTGGCACACACTGCTCAAGTTTCCCCAGAAAACCCTTGCGACGGCCCCCACAAAGCCTCAATTGAACGACGCCCTGGCCTCTGAGTGTAAGAAGTGGTTCAAGGCCCTCCCGGAACCCCTAGACGACCTGGTGGACATCACCTCGGAGATGATCAGGCTCAAGGAGGCCCCGGAGGAGAGTTTTATCACGTTTAGGGTATCAAAAGACGACTCGGTGGAAAGTATCGCAGGATTGCACTCCGACAATATGCTTAACGTCTATGACGAGGCCAGCGGGATCTCGGAGAAAATCTTCGAGGCCTCGGCCGGATCCATGTCCGGCGGGACCCACGGGACGGCGATCACGATCCTGGCCGGAAACCCGGTCCGATCCACCGGCTTTTTCTATGACACCCACAACCGGCTATCGAATCGATGGAAGACTCTGAAAATTTCCTGTTATGACTCCGACCGGACCTCGGACGAATTTATTGAGGACATGAAGTCTCGATATTCCGAAAATTCCAACCAGTTCCGGGTCAGGGTCCTTGGGGAGTGGCCTCTCGCAGACGAGGACGGCGTGATCCCCCTCGAACTGGTCGAGTCGGCCGTCACCCGGGACGTCGAGGGATGGGAATCCCCCGTTGTCATCGGAGTCGATGTGGCGAGGTATGGAGGCGATTATTCGGCCATTGTCGCCCGGAAAGGAAACGTCGTTTTAGATGACATCAGGACCTTCCAGGGGCTCGACACCATGAGCCTGGTCGGGCGGGTCCAGGAATACCTCGAGGAGTACGAATCCGAGGATATTGACGAGGTCCTGATCGATTCCATCGGGATCGGATCCGGGACGTTGGATAGACTTTTAGAGTTGGACCTGGACGTGCCGATCCGGGGGATTAACGTGGGCGAGTCTCCGTCCATGGGGACGGATTTTGTGAATCTGAGGGCGGAGTTGTGGTTCCGGTTACGGGACTGGCTCGGGGCCCGGGACGTGAGGTTGCCGTCTGATGAGAGATTGGTCACCGAACTGACCAGTCCGAGATATGTGTATACTTCGTCGAATAAAAGGAAAATTGAATCAAAGGAAGAGATGAAGAGGAGAGGTATATCCTCGCCGGATATAGCCGACGCTTTGTGTCTGACTTTTGCGAGTGATGCCGTAATGGCAGGGGGACGGGGGCGGGCCTACAGAAAAGGCCCGTTGGTTCGAGGATTAAGCGGGGTTGTGGTTTAGCCTTTCCCAGGCCTCACCGTTGAAGGTTAGCTGGGCCTGGTTCCCAGAGGTCTCACTGACGACCTGGACGGTCGAGTGGACATCCTGGACCTGGTACATCCAGGTGTTCAACTCATCGATTGAGTTGAGGTGTTCTGAGTGACTCAGTGACCCATCCAGGTTGACTCGGTTGACTTTATACATGGCGACTCCGATTGAGGTGAACAGTTCAGGAAAGTATACCAGGAGGAGAGGATAAGTCAGGGGCCGGTGAGGGGCCCCGGAGGGTTACCGTCCCAGCCTTTCCCGGCTGAAACGGACAAGAGGGGCAAACGGGTTAGGATCCCCATGGCCCTCGGACTTGAGGACCTGGTTGAACCCCACCCACTTCGCCATCCAGTACCCGGCCATGAGGAACTTGTACCTGGCTAACGAATCCCAGGCCTTCCTCTCGGCGTCGGCACGGTGGCCTTTTAGTGTTTCAAGCATGAACACTCCGATTAAGGTTTAAGATTTTTTTGGTTTAAAGGGATTAGCCTTCTCCCTAACCTTTTCAGGACCTTGACGGCCCGTCGGGCGTATTTTTGGGCACACCTCCCAGTACAGAACTGGCCTTCATCCAGCCATCCGAATCCAATCAGGTAACGATAATCAGACCGGGCACGGGCCCCGTCGTCGGCCCTGATAACCTCCTGGTACTCAGTACCCCAACCGTCAACCTTGGTGACAGTCTCTTCCGGGGTCGGGTCTTGGACCTGAACCAGAACATCGGGGAAACTGGCCGTAAGTTGTTCCCCGCAATGGAGGCAATGGGGGCGTTTGTCTTTCCATTCTTCATAGAAGACACGCCGGGAGACTTTCTGTTCCTCCCGGGTTAGGACATCCTTGTCTTTGTAATTTTGTCTATACATCTTACTTTTCCGATTGAGGTTGAGGGCCCGAAGGCCCGTTGTTTAATCCCGGATCGACTCCGGGGGGTTCACTCGAGGCATCCCGCCGACATACCCGACGGTCTTTTGACAGTGCAGACACTTCCCCGTCTTCTCCGCCGGGAAATCGTTGTATTGGATGCACGGGGAGACGGTCGGTAAGTTTTGCTGGCCCTTCCGGACTTCAAGGTCAGCCTTTTCCAGGCGTTCAATATACCTTTCCTGTTCAGCCACTTTTGCCGTTAAACGGTAAATGTCATTGCGGGCGTTATCGTAATCAACTTCAAGGGTAGGGTTCCCCTCATTCACAACTACGACGTTACGGTCACCAATCCAGCCGACGGAATCGGCCAAGGCATATGCATGAGTATTTAAAGCCTGGAGGATCCCTTCCTTCGTCTGGTCCAGTTCCGACTTTTCCAGGGTCCAGCCTTCCTCGAACATCATTTCCGGAAACTCCTGACCGGCGATCTTTTTGGCGTTTGGGCTATGTTCCTTAATGACGGCACGGGCCTCTTCTATAGACTTGCAGAACTTATGGACCCGGAGGCCAGCGTTTTTTGCTTGATAAAAAATCATATTAGTTTTCCGATTGAAGTTGATCTGATGTCCTGACTTCTCGACCTTCGAGCCAGCCAGTGTTTTTCTTAGCAAAATCCATTTCCAACTCGACACGTTCCCGGAGGGACGCCTGGACGTCATCCAGGGGGTTCCGGGCGTGAGCGATCAGGGCCTGGCCGATAAGACGGCCAGCGATCTCGTACTCGCCGTCGATGAACTCTGCATGGGCCCGGACCAGGAGGTTGTGGGCCTCGGTCTGGAACCGGTGGATCGCATTGCGGAGGATGAAACGGTCCTCAAAGGCCATAGCCAAAAGGACCATCGGGGCGAACTTAGGGACCCTGGTCTTGGCCTTTTCCCAGTTGACGACCGTCTGGTAGGCGATCCCGAGTTTCTCCGCAAATCGTCTCTGAGAGTAACCCAAGGCCTTCCGGGTGAGTTTCAGTTCTTCCGGGGTCATACGGTCTCCTTTTTTGATTGTTTATGTATCATCCACTCATACTGAGCCTCGGCCTTAGTTGATGCTGATTCTGAGTGCCCACAAGTGCAGTACCAAGTCCAGCAAGACTCTTCCCTGCTAGTTTCGCCGTTCCATTCAAATGATTCTTTTTTGTGGGTCATACGGCCTCCGTCTGTACTTTAGAGTTTTTAAAATCCATCCCGGCCTCGGCCAAGTGGTGTTTGTGAATGACGTCTTCACTCCGGAATACATAAGAATTCACACTGATTGAAATACCGACGACGACAATTTCGTCGTCCCCAGTTTGTGGGTTGATGCTGGTATATGTCTTTTTCCTGATATCAAAAAAGAACGGGAAATCCAGCCGGGTGTGATTCGGCGGTCTTGAATCGTTGTAGTGGACCGTCACCGGCGAACCGGCCGGGACGACGTGGGTTCGAGGGTCCTTCATGCGACCTCCTTGAGGGCAAGGGGGGTGAATTCAAGGGCCTCCAGGACATGATGATACATATCACGGCCATTTCGGAGGTTGTTGATGCACTCGGTCAGGTGATACCTGGTGACACCGTAACGAACACGGCCACGGCCGTTACCGGGGTGGTCTTCAAAAGTGCATTTGTAAAGCAATTCGATGGCGGGGCTATCCAGGTCATAGTCGAAATATGCTTTCCGGAGAACTGGACGAATTTGACCCTCGGTCAACTCTGAAAGACGTGCCATATGCGGGACGTCTACGATACACACGTTATGGTTTAAATGGGCCTCAGTTTGGGCCACGATGATCTTGAGAACTTTTTCTCTGTCGTTCATATCAATTTCCGATTGAGGTTAAAGGCCCCCGAAGGGGCCAGGTTGATTAATAAACTTCTGAACAGTAGTGATTAAGCCAATTGATTAAACCGGCCTTGTCAGTAGGGACTGAGTGGACGAAATGAGAGATGCCCGGACCGTCGAGGTCTTGCTTTAATTCATTCTTAGACCATTTCTTCATGTCTTTGAATGCACTGAAGTAACGGACACCGGGTTCAGTCATGACGTCGTTTTGGTCATAACAAAGTCTATATATTTTCATAAAAATTTCCGATTGAGGTTGAATGGATCTGCCATCGTCAGGCCCAGGCGATCAGTCCTGGACGACGCCCCG